GTGTTGTTGTAATTTTCATAATTTTTATTTTTTAAATGTTTAATAGAATGCAAATATATGCTTTTGTTTTGTACTACAAAATTATTTTTTACTTTTTATATAAATAATAATTCGTTAATGGTTTGGCTAATGTCTTGACGTTGTTTATCAGTTAGCTTTTGAGGATTGATTCTATTTTTGTTTTGGATCAATTTATTCACGATGTCTAACAATTTATGATTGTTACTTCTATACGTCTTTAAAGTGTTGTTTTTAGGATTAATATATATACTTTTTCTACCTAGTTTTTTATTCTTTTCCATGTTTTTATTATTGACAATTATCTATACAATCTGAATGTGGAAATCTATCCACAATGAAATCGGGCGCTATTTCTTTACTCGGTTCACTAACTATTATTTTACTATCTTCAAATGTCAAGTTTATCTGACCTTCAATATTATGTATAATACAATGTTGTATTAGCTCTTTAATTTCGCTTACCGATGTTACGATTGTCGTGTTAACTATTTGCATATTAATTTAATTTTAAGTAGTTTTTTAATCTAAAAATATCAGTTTTTAAGAAGGCGATTTTATCCCAATTTTTTGTTGGCTGTTGCATCTCAATTTCTAATCTTTCTAATTGACATGCTAAATGTACTTTCTTAACTTCATTCATTGTTACCATGTCATAATGGTGTTGAGTTAATGTGTTTTGCTCGCTTGTTTTTTGTGTTAGTGTAATCATAATTTTTGTTTTAAATGTTTTATTGAATGCAAATCTATAACAATATTTCGTACTACAAAATTTATTTTCAAATTATTTTAAAATTTTTTTCAAATATTTTTAAGAATGTAGCAATAACAATGCTTTCATGGGAAAAATTTTTTTTAAAAAAAAAAGCCCAATGTAGAAACATTGAGCCTAAAAACTAAATTTTAATTATGAAAAAAACGAGTTTATATCGGTAATCCGTACTGAAAATGCATCCAATCTTTATCTTTTAATCTACCCAATGAAGCGAAGCCATGTTTTTCGAAGATATCAATCATTGCTTTATAATCAGGCTTAGCAAAACGTGCCGTCTTATGAGTTTCATATAATGTATTTCTATTTGCATCCAAATCAATTGCCGTTCCCCAACTATGTGCGCTTAATTTAGTCTTTGATCCACGCATTAAACGATAATTAAAACAACCGCCAAAGTCATTAATTTCAAGTTCATTTATTTTGCGCTCTCCGTAACTAGATAATAATTCATTGAATACATTAGTAAACGCCTGCGCTACTTTTTTATGACATCTCATTCGCTTAACTGGTTGCCTATCATAAAACATTGTATATGGTAAGTCAATCATTGTTAAATAAGTACCTTGTGGATTTGGCTTTCCAAAGTACTTTACCATTTCAGCGGGACTAAATATTTTCGGTTTCATGTTGTTACAAAAATATATATTAAAATTTGACTTCAAATTTAATTTTAGCGCTTGTTGACTTGTCTGTTATTTCAGCTCCGATTGATGCAGTTACTTTCCGAATTTGTACCTCGATTTCAGCCTTTAAAGTTACGTCTGAATGCTTTATCTTAATCGTATTGTTATCGAGCGTAAACTCGCTATTTTTAGGTAAATTTAACCGCATTAAATCAAACTTTGCGCTTACAATTGAATTAGGCATTACGCTTAATTTTATCAGTAGAAATAAATCTCAAACCGATGTTAATTACATTCGTTATAAATCCTACTAAAACGGTCAATCTTAATGTCAAATTTTCATCTAATTTCAGATCCAAAAACAATGGCGGTAATAAAGCCATTACCATTGTAATAGATACTAAAATGTTCATAACGATTGTTTTACTTTCGTACCAATGTTTAATTTTCGGCTTCATCTGTTTCTTTTAATGGGTTAAAATTGTTTTCAGTAAGGATTGCTGCGCTTTCAACTTTCTCGTAAAAATTACCATTGTTATCAGTTAAAGATTCGCTTGTGTTGATATTAGCAATGATTACGCTATCTACGATAAATCTTTGAACGTTAACACCGATTGATGTATCTTCTTTGTAAATCGCTGTTGGCATTGGTAAATCTTCGCTAACAACTAAAGAAAAGTATTGATTCTCATTGTAGTTAATAACGTCAATTAGTTGGCCCGCTTGTAATATTAATTTTGTCATGGTTTATATTTTATTAATTAATTCCCGATTTTAATGCAACTAATAAATCTTGAGCCGTGTTAAATCCATCAACATTATTTACTGAAAATTCTCCGTAAAAGTTGTTGTCTAAAATTACCAATTTATCCCCATCAATAAAGAATTTTAACGAAGCATAGTGTCCAATAAATACAATACCATAGTTCGCTTTTTGAATTTGTAAAATAGCTGGCACTCCAGTTACATCCGCTTGGATTATTAAGTCGTATTTATCTACGATTACTTCATTTGTAATAATGAATTTTGAATTGTCTATTACCATTTTTTTATATTTGTTTTTTAGTTAAATTTTTTAATATTCGTTGCAATCGTTACAATCACCACGTCTTCTAATTCTATTTCTAGTGTTGAAGCTCGAATTGGTTTGCAATCCACTGAAATATGGCGTTCCTTTGTCGGGAGTAATACCATCAAGGAAATCAAAGCTATTATACGATGGATAATCACTCAAATTATTGCGCAAAAATGTAGTCATCATTTTGGTATAATTTTCTGCTACACTACGCACTTCGTTTTGTAAGAATTTCAACGCTTCTAAATCAATCGATTGACCGCTTTCGCTATCATTATTCATGATTGATTTGTTGAATACTTTGTATTTCAAAAATGGTAATGCATGGTATAACGCATAGTTACAAAGCATAGCTCCTATAAAGTCATCAAGTATCTTTTTATTCGGGATTGTTAATGTATTATTCGTTATTTGAGTTTGTAATTCTTGATAAAACGTGGCACCTAAATAATTTTGCAAATAAATATCTTGCGCCTGTAATATAAACGGCTGTAAATCATCAGGACTAACCGATTGATGGATTGAAGTATATGATTTTAGTTTCGTTTCTGATACGAAAAGTACGTTAGTAACTGCCATTATTCTGCTATTATTGTTGGTTCTATAATCGTTGTTGGTGTAATTAATAATTCAGTTTCGTAACCTCTATTCAGCATCAAGTTGTTGAATACTCGTAACATGCTTTTTTGAATTGGTCGAATACATGTTCCTATAAAGTGACCATACGCCACCGCTAATTCATCTGCATTTGAGCTAAAGCCAGCGCCACCATTGTAAAGTCCCAATAGTAACGGACTTGTAATTCTATGCCCTGTTAAGATTCTCGTTGTGATTCTAGTCTCTAAGGTAGTATAGTATGTATCGTTAGTACTTGTAATCGGAGTTACTTCGGGCGCATGTTCTTTGTCTTGGCTAAATGCAACAAATGCTTTTCCAGCGTTTTCAGTTCCACGATAAGCCATTGTTAACTCATCGTAGATTTCTTTACGTTCTTCCGGTGCCGGTATCCCATTGTTCAAACTAATAAACAAAGAAGGATTCAAACTATTGGCAAGATTTGAGATGTGAAATTTACTAACCTCAATATCGATTTGGATATCGTTAATCGACCCAGCGTATGTCGGCAAAGGATAATAGATATTGCCAGGTTCATAATCAAATGCGTAAAGAATTTGCGAAGGACATTCAATTGACAAAGTAGGATTGTAAGTTGCATATTGTGTTGGCTTATATTTATTTGAGTTTTCCCAATTTGTGCTATAAAAATATTCTTTTGGTGCATCGTCTCCTGGTTCAATCTTACCACTTCTTACTTTTGTGAAATCTAAGTGGTATATTTCGCTTATTGTATTACCATCGTTGCTCCAAATTATGTTCAAAGCATATCCACCGAATGTGATATAATCCTGTGCGCATTTCTCAAACACATCGTTCCAGCTATCAATCGGATTTGCACGCACTAAAACGTAATTTAAAGACTCATCCGTGGTCTTTAATCCGTTCCCAATGGTTGCGTCTATCTTTGATTGAATTGCCGTTCTATTAATCGCTGAACGCAAAAATAAGCTCGCTATAAATTGAGGATATAAATTGTCCTCTCCGTAACTTATCCATTTTTTTGAACCACGCTCCGAGAAGGTCGGCAAATTTATTTGAATCTGTGAAATTGAATTAAATGCAAAACTGTTCATATACTATTAAATATCTTTTTTTGCGTTTTTTCGCAATGAAATTATTTCGTAAAAATACTTAACAGATACCAATATTGATGCAATAATTGATACAATGTAGAAAACTATTTTTAAATCTTCTGGCAATGTCGTCAAACTTACTCCGAAAGTCGTTGCGTTTAGTACGTTTACGGGCTCTTTTAATGTGTCTATAATTGTCTTCATTAGCTTACATAAATAACGCTTTCGCTTTTTTCATTATCAGATATATATTCAATTTTTTGTACTTCGGTGTCTCCCATTAAAATAGATTGACCACGATTGTAAATGTCATTTACTATGTTAATCGTATAATCAAAATTACCAAATGGCAATCCGTTCAAATGATAATCGGCCGTAATACCATCGTTTATGTAGATGGTAAATTCTGCAAATCTTGTACTACTTGTTTTGTTCTCTAATTTACATATATGCTCAATCCTATCAAAGCCATTGAATAAATGGATTTGATAGTCATTCATGTTTTGTGTGAAATCGCCGTAAATTATAAACTCGTTTTTTCCTTCTATTAGATTAATCATGACATAAAAAAAGGCGATGCGATTGACCGCACCGCCCTATTTTTTTAAAGGTTAATATTAGTTTGCAGAAGTATTGAAATCAAATCCACCAACTGCTGCTGTTGCACCAGGTGCGATTGCTGCTATTGCTGTACTACTTGTTGAGCTCAATGCTGGCATAGGATCCGCTTCCATTGATTGGAACGTGAATGTATATCCGTTCATATCTCCGATTGCTTGACCACCTTCACCTACCATAGTAGATAAAACCGCTCCTCTCGTATTACCTAACAACCAGTATTGACCCATGTTATCTAATGCGATAACACGAATTTCACGATTCTTTGCTAATAATA